GGGGCCAAGAATGCGAATGTAAATGTTGATAATGATGGCGCATCTTTAATCACAGGCGCACTTTATTTCAACACAACAGCAAACTCCATGCGAGTCTTCAACGGCTCAAGCTGGCAAGATGCTGGCTCCGCAGTTAATGGAACTTCTAATCGTGTTGTTTACACAGCCACAGCTAATCAAACATCATTTGCCGTGGTCTATGACTCTGGATTTGTTGATGTATATCTGAACGGCATTAAGTTAAAAACTGTAACTGAATTTACGGCATCTTCTGGTACAGCGGTTGTACTTGCAACAGGTGCGACAGACGGGGAGATAGTAGACATTGTTAGCTATGGTGCTTTTGCTCTAGCTGATGTTTACACAAAGAACGCAAGTGACGCTAGGTTTGAGCCAATAGACTCTGCATATACAAAAGCCGAAACAAATACATTAATTAGCGCATCATTAGCAAAATCTGGTGGGGCCATGACAGGCCCGATAACGACTAACTCCACTTTCGATGGGGTGGATATTGCTACCCGTGACGGAATCCTTACGTCTACCACTGCAACGGCAGCAGCAGCTTTACCAAAGGCTGGAGGCATACTTACGGGAGCTATAACGACTAACAGCACATTTGATGGTCGTGATGTAGCAGCAGACGGAGTAACAGCAGACGCAGCATTACCAAAGGCTGGAGGAATTATGTCTGGCTTGGTCAACATGGCTGATCAGATCGTCCAACGTCCTGTCTTAAAAGACTATGGCGAGACTAAGGTGGCAATGGCTGCACACAATGTAGACCTCACGTTAGGTAATGTTCAAACATACACTTTGTCTGGTGGACAGACAGTTACATTCTCTAACCCTCCTGCTTCTGGCACTGCTGGCTCATTTACTCTTATTGTCACGAATGGCGGTAGTGCTGCGCTCACGTGGCCCACCTCGGTCGATTGGCCTGCTGCTACTGCACCAGCACTCACAGCCAGTGGGGTGGATCTGATTTTCTTCACAACTATAGATGGTGGCACGATCTGGTACGGAACTGCTGTTGTTGGGATGGGTTAACCTATGACTATCGAGAGAAAAGTAGGAATGGGTATCGCAGGTCAAGTTGGTGGTCAAGACTTAGATACTTGGTACAACACCGAAAGATTCTCTCAAGACACCATTGCCTTTACTGATTCTGTGGTAGATTCAGACGGAAATGTTTATGCAGCAGGGACATTTGGAACTTATGCAAACAGCGCAACCGCAAGAGTATTTTGGTATGTAAAATATGATTATGAGGGAACTATAAAGTTTAAGAGAATGATTAACCCGAATACAGGTTGGGGAAAAGTAGCCAACCATTCGTGTTCCATAGTATTAGACGAGGATAATGGATACTTATATATTACAGGAGAATCAGACGATAAGTTTTATTTGTTTAAAGTGAACTCGTCAAACGGGTCAGACGTATGGAAAAAAGAACTTTCGTCAAATGGGGATGCGTACTGTTTAGCTATTGATTATTCTGGCAATGTTATTGTACACGCAAGTACAGGCAATCAAACTAGAGTTGTGAAATTTGCCCCTAACGGCACAGTGACATGGGCTAGAAGGGCGACAATTAGTAACTCAGAGAATGGGGCTATTTGTGTAGACCCTGATGATAACATTTATATTGGTGGTAGAAGTGTAGACAATGTAGGCAATAAACTTTTTGTAGCAAAATTTAATTCGAGTGGTGCTGTCCAGTGGCAATTTCGCTATACCGCTAATAATGGTGTAGGAATTAATAATGGGGCTAGTGGCATGACGTTTGCAAATTCTTCCTTGTATGTTGCATTTGAAAGCTCAGGCCAAGCTAATCTTATGAGAGTAAATCCTGCTACGGGCGCATACACAGCAGCCAAAAAAGTAACTACGTGTAGAGACAATCCAATGTCTTATAATTCGTTAGATCACGATGAAGACGGGGAAATTTATTGGTTGACTCATAACAATACGACTCAGCGAGGTCAAATTCATAAACTTAATGCTGGTTTGTCCCATCACTATTCTCGAGAAATATATGGCAGCAGATCGGGCAGCGGATTTCGTGCTAATGGGATAACTGTACATAGAGATACATTTATCGTAACTGCCACTGCAAGTTTATTTGATTACCAATTTGATGCCATTGTAACTGTTTTACCCACAGATGGTTCTAAATCAGGTAACACTTTTAATAAAATTACATATGCAAGTGTTACTGTTCCAGCATCTAATGCAATAAATGCTACGAGTACAAGTTTTACATTTAACTCATTTACATTCGGGGTAAGTAATACAAGTGCAGGGTGGCAAGACGCTACATCAAATGTAAGTAACACTTTCCAATCAATTTAGTAGGATATATATATTATGTACATAAAAGCAAATGGGAGCACACTAGAGGTATACCCATACTCCGTATTTCTTTTGCGAAAAGACAACGCCAACACTAGTTTTCCTAAGATTCCTAGTGTTTCTGAAATGGCGCAGTTTAATATGCACCCTGTTACAACAGTAGACGAGCCTACCTACAATGTTAGGACTCAAGTATTGTCTCAAAATAATGAGCCAACTCTTGTGTCAGGAGTTTGGACTTTAGGTTTTACTGTTACGGATAGATCAACAGACGAATTAACTGCATACGATAGTCAGTTAGCATTTGAAATTAGAGAAAAGCGTGACGCTTTGTTAACAGCTACCGATTGGGCTGCAATGCCAGACTCGCCCACCATGAGTTCTGAAATGACTGCTTATCGAACTGCCTTGCGAAATGTGCCAGCACAAGAAAACTTTCCCACAGTAACATGGCCCACAGAGGTAACAGCATGAGTAGATCAAGAACAAACGCAGAAACACTGCGTACAGTCTTAGTCGCTGGTGATGTAAACAACGCCAATTTTACAGGTGCAGATTTAGACATTGCTAAAGGCGGGACAGGTGCAAGTTCAGCATCAGCAGCTAGGACAGCGTTAGGCGTTGTTATTGGTACTGACGTACTCGCACCCAATGGGTCAGGAGCTAACCTAAGTAATCTTCCTGCTACTGGTGCAACTAGTTCCCAAGCCTCAGCAATAACAGCTAATACAAATAAGACAGGTATTACCTCAAGTCAAGCTTCAGCAATCGCAGCCAATACAAATAAAGTAACCAACTCTACTTCTGCTAGTGACCTCAGTTCAGGCACATTGCCTAATGGTAGATTTCCATCTACGTTACCTGCAATAAGCGGGGCAAATTTAACCAACTTACCAGTTTCGGGAGTCACCCCGTTATTTGAACAATCATTATTTTAAGGGAACACTGAAATGACTAAGAAAATCGTAACTTTGGGTGGTACTTCTATAACAGGTTCTACAGTTTATTATACTTGCCCATCAAACACAGTCACTAAAATGATTAGCTACAACAACGAAGGTTCAAGAAGTGCAAAAGTTTTTAATAGTGGTGGAGTAGTATCTGAGTTCTCGTCTTCACAAACGAACAGAAGTTCATCGCCACACCGAACTGTTCACATGATAGCAGCAGAGTTTATAAAATTCCATGACAGTGCTTCTGAGGAATGGAACATGGTTCTTGTTGAAGAAACCACGGGAGATCAATAAATTGATTACATCATTTTTGAAATCTACAGGGCTGCAAGTAGCTCACCTGTCTTCAAATAAAAATATAATTGAACGCGAATTTGGTGAGCAATTTAGTACAGATACACATTGGATTTATACTGAAAGTTTAGATCAACCTAATCGCTGGACTTATGACGGAACAACATTAACTGAACGCTCAGATTGGGCCGATGTTTCCGCACAGTTAGATGCAGATAATGCAGCAAGTGAGCTAGCTAAAGTGGCAGCAGATGCCCGTGAGAAGCGTGATGGTCTTTTAGCAGCTACAGACTTCTACGCCCTTAGTGACGTAACCATGAGTTCGGCAATGACGACCTACCGAACTGCTTTGCGTGATGTGCCAGCGCAAGAAAACTTTCCCACAGTAACATGGCCCACAGCCCCATAGGAGATAAATATGCCAGTAGTCAAAGGTAAAAAATACGCATACACGCCAGCAGGTAAAAAAGCAGCAGCAGCAGCTAGGACACCTAAGAAGGTGAAGAAGAAATAGTGTGGTCAACAGTTTCCGAGGTCTACCCTGTATTTATGCCTGCTGCGCCTATTGGTCAAACATTAGTGGCTGAACCTCAGACAGAGCGTAAGGACGTTACTGAGCGTTATAGCGTGGCAAAAGTTACGGGCATAGTCGCGTATAAAGATCGTGGGGCTATGTCTACGCTTCATTGGGTAGCTCGGTGTTAGCAGAACTCGCTATAGCCAATGCCG